TCGAACTTGTAATAGTCTCCGCGCGGGTCTTCGTCCAGACACGGAATAGGGCGGAACTGATCAGCCCAGTCTGAATACTTGAGCACAATTAGCTTAGGTTCCGCTTGAGCGCTCATAACAGCCCGCGCTCAGCGAAGCTTACAATCTCTTCACCGACTACCATATGATCAAGCACGCGCACCTCGACAAGCGCTAGCGCATCCTTAAGCCTGTTTGTGATCTGCTTGTCTGCGCTGCTAGGTTCCGCGATGCCGGACGGGTGGTTATGCGCAAGGATAACAGCCGCAGCATTCAGCAAGAGCGCTGCTTTTACAACTTCGCGCGGGTATACGCTTGCGCCGTCAATAGTGCCGTGAAACATACGGCGAAATTCAATCACGCGATTGCGATTATCGAGGAATAAGCAACAAAAAACCTCTTGCTCTTCCGTGCTTAATTCCAGCCGCAAAAAATCGCGGGTATCATGCGGACTGCCTAAAGTCGCGCCCTTTTCGAGCACGCAGAAGGATAGCGCCGCGTTTATTACTTCTTGTTCAGTGTTAAATCTGTACATTATTAGGCCCTCTTATAGTGGCGGAATTGCCACAAGCGGACACCCCCGAAGAGATGCCCGGTTGTGACTACTCGCCCCAGACGATACAGCGGTCAAAGCCCTGCATGAATGCGCCGTTCTCAGTCATTGCGCAGTACTCGCCGCAGTCGTTAACAACTACGGTTTGAACGCCACGCTTGCGCATGTTGCGACGTGCGGCCCGGATTGCGCCCCGATATGCACGGGTGGCGCGTTCGTGGGTTTCGTAGTACTCGATTGTTTGTGTACTGTGGTTTTTCATGGTTAAGCCCTCTTGATAGTTTAAGTCGTGTTTAGTGTTTATATCCCTGTGGAGCTGCCGGGATACATAGCAGTTTAAAAGCTTGATACGGTGAAGCGCTGACCGCTCGCGCATAAGCCTGATTTGTTGTGTTAACTGAAACATGATTAGCGGCCCCTTGTAACAAGGCCGTAAAGCGTGCGAGCTTCGTCCAGAAGCTTGAGCCCGTCGCGCAGCCATGCTTTGCGAGATTCGCTCCACCTGTAACCGCGCGCGGATTTTTTAACGACTGATAAACAGGCGCGTATAAATTCGCGGTTAGTACAGGCGACGCCGCCCGCCTTGCTTTCAAGCCTGAGATATTGTGCATACATCATGGCGTGCGCCTCCTTAACTGTGGGTGTAGCCGTCGTATTCAATCCCCAGCCACATACCTGACCAGCGAACCATCACGCAATCGGGCCCAGGTTGAACCGTGCGCCTGAATTGCCGATAGCTAATATTTGACGGGTGCCGATTGTAGACGCGCCACACTGCGCGCCGTTGCTCTTTCGTGAGATAAACCATAGTAAAGCCCTCTTTGTTGTACCGTGCGAACTTGCACGCGATAGCAGCCCCGTAGAGCCGCTATCACTTACCGCTCTAGTGCTTGATACCTCTTATCAGGTCGGCGGCCTTCTGGGCGTTCGCGGCGGCCTGTACGATTAGTTTCGCGTCGTCTTTTAGCTTGCGTTTCCAGCCTGCAATATACGCCGCTGAATTAGCAAGTGTGGCCTGTTCGATATGCGAGACGCCGCAGAGAAAAGACGCGGTGAACTCTGCTACAAGCTCTTCTTTTGAATATTCATGGCTTCCAAAATAGGCCGATTCTGTCAAGCTTGCGCGGTTTAACCTGTTCTTGTTCCCGGTACTGTGGCCCATCTCGTGGAACAATGTAGAATAGTATTCCTCGCCGCAGTCGAAGCGCTCCGCGTCCGGCATCTCGATATAATCAAGCTGTGGATGATAGCAAGCGCGCCCCTTACCGTGTTTGACTTCCGGGCCCTTGTAACCGCTTGCGATGCGCTCCGCCTCTTCTATCGGTTTGAAGTCGTTTACGGGGGCGGGTTTATCCCAGTCTAAGCCGTCACACTGTGACAGGTTAAACACCTTGTAATAGCGCAAGATCGGCACCTTTCGCGCGGGCCCTTCTGGATTCTCTTCGTTCTCATATTCGTTAAGTTTCCAGAATATGACGATAGAGCCCTTTTCACCTTTGCGAACTGTCCCGCCTTTCAGCTTTGCCTGTTTGAAGGTCAACCAGTACGGGCACTCAAAGCCCGCAGATTCAAGCAAGAACGGGTTAATACCGCGATACTCTTTATTGCTTACAAAATTAGTCGGCATCAAGCCGGAAGTGTTCCACGGCTTATGCCAGGGAACCACGCCCGCTTCCAGCTGCGAAATGATTTGATCTGTGATGATCTGATAAACCTGATTACTCATAATATAAGCCCTCTTAAAATGTTGCATTGATTGAGACTATAAAAATACCACGAAATAGAATTAGATACAACGTATCTATTAAATATATATAAGCAGTATTTAAGCCTATGAAAACAAAGACTATAAAAAGGCCCGGCAAGGCCCCGGCATTCTATGTGCCCGAGACCGTGCCAGAAGGGCAAAGCAGACTAAGCCCGGAACAACTAGACGAACGCTACATTGCCGCTTATCTTGACAATCCAGCAGGCACCAAGATTGAAGCCTTGCGCAAAGCTGGCCACCCCAACCCCACGCCACAGCGCGCGTACCATATACACGAACGCCTCGCCGAACAAATCGACAAGCAATTAGACAAGTTGATTAAACAGGATGCAGCCCTAGGCCGCGCCACAATCATAGACTTATGTAAAAAGGCCGATAGCGAAGCCGTAAGAGCCCAGTGCGCGCAAAAGCTTATGGACTATGCAGGCAAACAGAAGCCCGAGCGGTTACAGATAGAGCACAAGACACCGGATGATATTGACACCGAAATACAAGCCATTCAACGGCGTATACAGGATGCACAAGGCATAGACCAACCCGAAAAGGATTACCACTAATGATAGGCCATGCAACAGACACAAGCGGATACAGTGACAGCGTAGACACTGGCCGCTATAGGCTGCACATGCCACAGCATACCCAGATAACAGCGCTAGACGAGTATTTCAGCGATGCCAGGCTATTTTATGCACTCACTCACACACACCCCGCCACAAGGGCGAACGTCAGCCCGAGGAGCGCGCATATAATGGCTACCTTGCCCATAAATAGCCCAAATCAGTCATAAGTGACTGATTATACTGGCAATGACAGCGGATACTATATCCGCTGACCGTCGCAAGTTGTTGATATACAACAACTGACAGACGGGGACGGGGGCGTGAAAACGCACCCCCCTGGGGTTGACTTGTCTTATGTCCTCCCCTCACCAAACGAATAAACCCGTATATAACCAGCAGCTAATATACCCACACGGTAACAACGATTAGCTATCTAATCCCCCCGCATTGGTCATTTTTTGAGCATTTGGCCCATTTCGGGGGTGAATTAGAGAACGTCTTTGCGTAATTCGTCAAATTAGCCCTATTTTGGGCCTGTTTTGAGGAAAAAGGCATAAATAGAAAAGCCTTACTAATCAATCGCTTAGTTAACATCCTCCACGGGGTGAATACATGAAGAAGAAAAGAGGCAGTCGCCCTAAATCAGTCAGTAAGCCCCAGAGTATCGGCCAGCTCTTGCAGGCACAGAAGCGCCCGGACACGGCGTCTCTAAAGGGCCGTGAAGCAGGTACTTCAACACGGGATGCAAAGGGTAAGCAGGTCGGTAGTAAGGCCAGGCGCAAGAAGCCAGTGCCCGAGACGGGGATTATGACGGGTCTGGCGAAGAAGCGGGTAACGAAGAAACCACCGGCCAAGAGCAGAAGCAAGACAGTTGCTAAGGCGAATCCCTCGAAGCCTAAAGCCGTGAAGTTAGGGACGGTCGCATTGCGCAGAGCGTTTGGGAAATAATCATGCCAAAAAAAGTACATCGCTGTGTAACCAAAGTGAAGAAAACGGGCAAGAGCACAAGCTCAGCGTGGGCAATTTGTAACGCCTCGATAAAGAAAAAGAAGGGTCGCAAAAAGTAAATGCTCGATCTTGAGTTAGCAAAAGGGTTGATTGAGGGACATACCGGAGTCAATAAGTTCGGCTATGCGCCCAATGGGGTGCAGTCGACCGGGACGCATATCTGGGACAGGGCCGATGCAACTCCCACACAAGCACAGTGGCTACCGCCCCAGGCTGCGCGAACACATCAAATAGTATCAAACTCGATTCTTGATGACATTGCCAGTATCGCTTGTCAGAAAATACGCATTTATGGGTTGCCCTCGTGGGATGAAAAGGAAGTTTTTGAAGACATTGACATGGATGGTTTAAATAATGTTGCCACTAAATTTCAGTATGTGATTATTCACCGCATGAGACTGATTCAGGGCGGGGCGCTTGGAATTAATGCGGGCACAATCACCGCGACCGCTGATGTAGACGGAACCGTGACGGCGCAGATTAATCTTAATTTCGGCCAGACGGAGATGGCTATTTATGGTTTCCCGTCGACCCAGACGGCGTATTTAACCGGCTGGTATGCGTCGATTCATAAAGCCTCCGGTGCCGCTGTTGATGTTCTTTTTGAGCTTCAGCAGATGCCTGACCCTGAAGGCTCGCTGGTCGGTTATGTGACAAAAGAGATTCGGGGTTTACAGTCGAATGGTACAAGCATGGGTTCATGGAATCACAGGCCGTTCAAGCGATTTGACGGCCCCGGTGTTATCCTGGTGGAAGCGTCGGCCTCAGCAAATGATATAGATTGTGCTGCCGGGTTTGACCTTGTTCTGGTTGATAACGATTACGATCCCGGCTTTGCCTTAACCCACGCGTTATATAGGTGAGCCATGCCAGACAAATTCAAGGATTATGTGGAACATTCGCAGGCGAATCTCGATTCAGGTCGAGCTATTTACCATAAGGACGGCAAAGTAAGCACGGTCTACGGGAAAATCGTCGAAATTGACGGTAAGCAGGTTTTAATCCCGACGATATGGGATGGTCAGGAACTGAGCACGGAGAATGCGGTATCACGCGCGATGAGCAGTGGTAAGGACTGGCCCACGTTTGACTATGTTGAAGATGCCCGCAGAGAAGAAGACCGGATAAAGAATTTAGTGATTAATAAGCAGGTGCCGCAGACCGATTCAGGGCGCGATCTGAGAAAGCAACACATGCCGATGCGGCAGTGGGCACGCGAGCGGGACGAAGAGAGGAAGGCCGACGGGAAAATGCCTTAAGGCTTGAATAGCATATAAGGCTCATCTGGATAAGCGCGCCGATAGCGTCGTTGCAGTATGCGCTGGTAATAGCGTGAGAAAACAGCAGGGCAGCGGCGGGGTGCGACTATTTTAGTTTGATACCACAGCCCACGTACTTTTGATGCGCGACCGATATACACAACTTTTCGTTGCTCCATAAAAGTTTCGTAACGGTCGATATTGCAGTTAATCATTTCATGCGCCTCATTGCCGCTTGCAGCATACCTTTAGGTAGCAGATTCCGTTTGACCATTTTACGTGCTTTTGTATAACCGAGTTTTTTGACGAGTACGCGACAGTCCAGCTCCCGGCAAATCGTTGGACGCACGGGGTAGATGCCGCATCCCGTTTTAGTGAGATAAACACATTCCTTGCTGGGCTTATGTGCAAGCATGTCTCTGCCCATGTACCTAACCGTTTCATAGAATAAGGGGTTATCTCCGTTTTCAGGGTGAAGAAAAACAGCATCACCGACGCAACAGGCGCGGCAACCGTTGCAGTTAAGGGGTTTCATTAAGGGGCCACCTCCGGTATGCCCCGTCCAACGTGGTTGTTAAAGGGTTTCATTATTTAACTTTTTAATCGGGCAGTCTTCGGGATACGCGCACGCCATTGGATAGTCGCGGGTACATTCCTTATTTTCGTATACGGGGCTGTTGCACTTCTGGCAATCACTGGTCAGGTGCCCGCCCTCAAGCTGCTTGCTCAATCGCTTGAACATGGATTTGTATCTGCTTGCTTCATCCATTCTGTTTAGGGCCTCGTCGTTTATGTTTTAAACACTGCTCACAGGTGACAGACTCCCACTCGTCATAAGATACCCATTTATCATCGGGTTGCCAGCCGACCGTTAGCGGGATGATGCCGCAGACGGTGATGCCTTGCGCCAGGTAATGCACGCGTGACGCGACGCTGCAAACGGTGTCACCTTGCGCCAGATAGTGCACGCAGCCCGCTGTTTTATCAGCCTCAATCATGCCGTCAGGCGAATGATAGCGTTTATACAGCTCATCCCACGTTTGGGGAAAGGCGGTTTTTAATAACTCGATGTTGTTTGAGTCGGCCTTGCGCATCGCGGCCATAATCAGCGCATAAAAACAGTAGTCGTGCTCCGAGATAACTTTCGATTCGATGTAGTTGTAATAGCTCATTGTCTGTCCAGTAGGTGACGCCAGCGGCTAAGTCCTTTGCTTTTGGCGAGATATTCGACGGCGGCCACCCAGCCGTCTTGTGTTGCGGGAAAGGTACGGGTAAAGCGTTCGCCTTTGTGCATAACATAAACACTATAGCGCATCTTTTTGTAGGCTCTTTTATTGCCATAGCGGTCAGGGCTGTAGCGCCAATTTAAAGAGATACCTCTGACGCCGGTACTGTGTATTGCGTGTGTCATTGCAACCGCTTTGTTATTCCGGCTTTGTTCTGCTTTCTCTTTTTGTTCGAGCCAGGCTTGATCTATTTCCTGGGCTTTCTTGTACAGCTTTTCTTTGTCGGCATTGAGTGCGCGCGTATTGAAGTATTTTTGCTTAAACTTACCGTCCACCATGACGGCGACGCGATAACCGACGAAGCCAGCAGGGTGCGGTTTTTCTGTGTAATCGTAGATGCTCATTGCCCTATATCCGGCACACGGTATTTATCCTCGCCCTCACCCTTGCGCACAATCCACGGGCCAGGCGGGTCGCCTTCGCCATCCCAGTTTTTAATGGCGGCATTTGCCCAGCACGTCGAATCAAAGCAATAGCGGTGCGAGTAACCGAGCAGATCAAGGTCAACAAACAGGCCGGTTGTATAGAGTAAGTCCCACAGGCCGATAATGCGCCCGTCGTCGAGTACGCGGAGGCCGTAGTAACCTTGCTCGCGCAGGTATTCGAGGGTTTTTTCTGTGTCGTCGAGGTTCATTGCATCTTTTTCGCGTTGTTGAGTAATTCGGTATAAGGCTCGTAATAACGCAGCACTGCCAGAATATTGCGGGCTGAGATAATCGTTAGCTCAACATTGCCGTCATCGTGAAGAGTAGCAGCCAACACAGAGCCGTCTTTAAACATCATGCTTAGCGCCTTGCCTAGCACCAGCGTCTCGACGATTTTGCCGCTATCGGCTACATTGAGCAGGTATTTAAGCGCTTTACTCGGGTCAATTTTGCCGTCACTATCACCCATTTTATTAATCTTTTCGGCGGTCTTGGTTGCAAGGCTCATTTGAATATCGGATAGGTGCAGAGTTGCCAGAGCAGGTACAGTGAAATTGCAATATTAATTGCGGCCAACCAGTAACTACCGATGCCGATACTATATATACCGGCTGTCAGCGCAATAAGCATGGTGATACGGGAAATAGTTTTAAGACTGATCAATGTAGTTATCCTCCCACGGAAAATAAGGCGCGTGTGGTAGCCACTGCGAAAACGCATAGCATTCATCACCCTTTTTGATTTCACTGGCTGGATAGCACGAGTCACATTTGTAATCATCCAGGGCGATGCCTTTGACCGATTTGTATTTCTCGTTATACCGCTCACAAAGCAGTATCCGGTAGGAATTACAATGCACACAGAGTATGTCTTGTTTCATCGCTTATCTATGCACTCATAGCCGATATGTTTCCAGCCGTCCTCGTCGACATATTCTGTGCGCTGTAGATTCTCACAGGTGGGCTTTTCGTAAAACACGGCACCGATGCCACCCATGATACTCAAGACGATAATCATTACGCCGATGCTCAATTTAAGTCCTCCTTAAAAAGTACTTTAAATAATTCCGAGGTAATTTCTTCCGCGTCGAGAATTACACCTTTACTGCCGGACATAAGGAAAGCTGAGCCGTCCTCAAAAAGAGCGCAGGCTTGACGCCGTTCCCGGTCGCCGCCTTTAAAGACGATATAATTGCTGTATGCGTCCATCGCTGCGTCAGTGTCAGCCGCCCGCGACAAATTAACGTATTTGGTCGCTAAGTTCATTTTTGCCCTCTTTGCGGTGCCGCTTGTTCATGCGCCGCTTAATGTATTTGCCGACGCCGGGATTGAAGTTTGTTACTTGACGCCAGCTTGTCGTCCAGTCCCATTCCCAGCCGCCTTTTAGTTTCTGTTTCATCGTATAACTTTAGCACAGGTTAAATTAAGCATAAAAATAATTTTGTAAAGGCGTGTATGCCTATATTCTGGTGACTATTAATTAAGGGTTGCTTAAATTGGATAAGTTGCTAATATCCCTAGTGTTAACAACACAAGGGGCTATGAATGGCAACAAAACCAACAGAAATACAGATAAAAGAGCCGAATATCGGAAAGCTGGTATTCAAGATACGGGGCACCGCGCCGTTTGTTCAAAATAAATTTTCCAAGAAAGCACGCGATCAGATCATGGCGAAGCATCGAGAGGGCTCGACAGGCCGCTCGAAGAAGCAACACGAACCGCGCGACTTTGACAGAGACTATCAGGAAGCCATGCACCTTGCAGAGGAAGGCTGGAACGGCATACCCGCCCCGGCTTTTCGCTCCGCGATGATTGATGCGTGCCGCCTGGTCGGCTTTAAAATGACCCATGCCAAACTGGCCATATTTATAAGAGCCGATGGTATCGACATAGACGACGGCACCCCGCTGGTCAGAATAACAAAAGGTAAACCCGAGCAACATACAGGCCATGTACGCAATGAAACCGGTGTGGTGGATATGCGCGTGAGGCCGATGTGGCGAAAATGGGAGGCAAAACTATCCGTTGATTATGATGCAGACGTATTTTCTGCCGAAGACATAACGAATCTTTTAGCACGCGCGGGCGCACAGGTCGGCGTGGGCGAAGGTCGGCCCAATTCCAAGAAATCGCACGGGATGGGCTGGGGCACATTTGAACTATACTAGGAGAAAATATTGTGGCTGAATTTAAATTTAACGATAGTGGCTTACTAAAACCCCGTGGTATGTCGGAAGGCACCATAAAAAATATCTGCCAGTCGGAACTGGATAACCTCTACATAGATAACCAACACAAACTCACGGCGGAGGTTGTGGTGGATTCTGCGCGCGATAAGGAATCGCCGATACACCCGTTTTTCGAGTGGAACAACACCAAGGCTGGCGAAGAGTGGCGCAAGCAGCAGGCACGCAACATGATACGAGCTGTTCACGTGGTCAAGTCTGACCGTGAATCACAGCAGCGTGAGTATGTGCATGTCAGAGTGCCGTCGAACGGTGCATACTATAAGAAGACAACCGAAGTGGTCGAAGACCCCAGCGAATTGTCGATTGTGGTACATGACCTGGCTGGCAAGCTCGAAGGCATACAGCGTATGCTCGATAACTTGTCGAAAACAAAGCCTGAGAACCGCACTCAGGCGCGTTTACTCAAGCAGTTAACGGAAACAATCCACGAGGCAAACAGCATTACCCTCAAATTGCAGTAGTGGCCGGGGCTCCCTCGGTGTAACTTGGCAATACTCCCCCGTCATTCCTGGCAGTCTGGGCGGGGGTTTTTTATGGTGGCCAGGCTTGGTTTGTCACGACGAGGATGTCCAGGCATGGCAGACGTGTCTAGGCAAGTCGGCGCGCGTTTCGGCAGTCTAGGCATGGCTCGACGTGGCAGCAGTGGCATGGCTCGGATAGGCACGACGTGGATTGACACGGCATAGGGGCTCCTTTTTGGAGCCCTTTTTTATGCGTGACCTGCTCTCACTTCTTCAAAAAAATTATCAACATCAGTTTCCAATGTTTCAAGCAGCATCGAGCCTGCTTCTTCGTCTATTTCCTCGTTGTCACCGATGGCTTTAAGAATTTCTAAGACGCACGCAGCCCCGGCATAAAAGGCGCGTTTGCTTTCAATTATTTGTACTTTACCCGCGCCTCTCGGCATGACTTGTTCGCTGTAGGTATCCCATAGCGATTGCACTGTATTCATATTTCTCTCCGTAAGTTTCACTTAACATTTTAACAGGTTTGCTTATGGGTGACAAAGAGCGTTTGCTTGAATTATTCAGAGAAAAAGAACAAGCCGTCAAAAACAATGCGCTCAGGTATTACGACCCTTACCCCTACCAACTTGAATTTCATAACGACAAAGGCAAATTCCGTTGCTTACGGGCTGCTAACCGTATAGGCAAAACTCATTCCGGGGGTGCGGAAGTAGGGTATCACGCGACAGGTATATATCCCGACTGGTGGCAAGGCAGACGCTTTGATCATCCAGTCAAGATTATCTGCGGCGGCAAGAATAATGAAAAGACGCGAGACATTATCCAGGCGGCATTGTTTGGCGACCCGACAGACGAAAACTCGTGGGGTACGGGCTGGATTCCAAAAATGCTTATTGGGCGGGCGATGCGTAAGCCTGGGGTGCCGGACGCCAAATACCACGTTCTTGTCAAACACGTTAGCGGCGGGTACTCGAAAATATCGCTGCTTGCCTACGATATGGGCAAAGAAACATGGATGGCGCACAAAGCTGATTACAACTGGCTCGACGAGGAACCGCCAGAAGACATTATGTCACAAGCGATTCGCTCGATTGTGGATACCGGCGGCTCTATCACTATGACGTTTACCCCGGAAAACGGGACAACGGGCGTCGTTAAAACAGTACAAGAACAATGGAGTATGCACGAGGCAGGCTGGAAGGACGTAGCCGGTGATGATTTCGTTGTCGACCGTGGCGACCTGCATTACGAATTTAAGACCCAGTACACCAACGGCGGTAAACGCGGCCACCTCACCCAAGAAAAAATTGAGGACGCCATGCAGGCCATGATGCCGCATGAGATAAAGATGCGCGCCGAAGGTATCCCGATGCTGGGCACGGGCCTTGTGTTCCCGTATGCACAGACCGATATCGAGTATCAAGACTTTTCTATCCCTGATCACTGGCCACGAATCGGCGGCATTGATTTTGGCTACACGCACCACACTGCAATCGTTTGGATGGCATTAAACCCCGACACGGACACCGCGTATCTTTACGACGCTGTAAAGGTCAACAAGCGCGAAATCAACGAGATTGCGCCCTTCATTATTGCAAGGCCGTCGGTGTGGGTGCCGGTAGCCTGGCCCCATGATGGGAACAAGCAGTTTGGTATGGGCGGCAGCATCCAGAAGCAGTACCGCGATTACGGCATTAACTTACTGCCCGACCATTTCACCAACACGCCGATTGATAACCAAGTCGAAGGCAAGGGCGGCATACAGATCATGCCGGGCATTGTTGAAATGGCGAATCGTTTCAATGATGGCCGCCTCAAGGTAGCCAGCCACCTTTTCGAGTGGTTTGAAGAGTTTCGTAACTACCACCACAAAGACAACAAAATTGTCGACCGTGACGATGACCTGATGGCCGCCACGCGCTACGCCGTCATGTCATTGCGCCACGCGCGCACGCACACACGCAAACATAAAAAACTAAACACACTGCCCCGCGCAGGTAATTGGATGGGTTGATGGAAGACAAAGACGAATTTTTAACAATCCGTGAACGCTTCGACCGGTGTATAGCGAGTGAGTCTGAAAACCGCGACCTTGCGCTGGAAGACATTAACTTTCGCAATGGCACCCAGTGGCCCGAAGCGGTAAAGCGCGAGCGCGACGAAGACCGCAGGCCGTGCCTCACGTTCAACCGGCTTGAAGGTTTTATTGATCAAGTAACCGGTGACGCCCGCCAGAATAAAATATCTATCAAGATACGCGCGCGTAACGAACAAGGCCCACATGCCAAGATATTTGAAAACCTGATTGAACAGATAGAGTTTGATTCTAAAGCTGACCTGGCCTATCAAAACGCATTCGATAATTCCTGTGGTCATGGCTTCGGTTATATCCGCCTTGCCACCAAGTACCTGCCGGATTCATTCGATCAGGAGTGCGTGATACGTCGGGTTAGTAATCCATTCACGATTTATATCGACCCGGCTGCAAAAGAGTTTACCAAGTGGGACATGCGCTATGCGTTTGTTTCGATCTGGATGGACAAGGAAGAGTTTGAAGAAAAATACCCCGACAAAACCAGTGAGCCACCGCAAGGGCCGGGTGAGCGTTACGAAAACTGGTACGGCGACAAGGTGCGCATTGCAGAATACTTTGAACGCAAGGAAGTAAAACGCACGCTGGTTATGTTGAAGACCGGCGAGGTGATGGAGAAAACCCCTGGCATTGAAAATGAATTGATTGCCAAAGAGCGCGACGAAATTACCTATGAAGTAACGCGCCGACTCATATCAGGTGAAGACGACCTGGTAGACCCTATAACCATACCCAGCAAGTACGTGCCGATTGTGCCCGTTTTTGGCAAAGAGTTGAACATTGAGGGCCGCAGTATTTATCGCGGCATTATTCGCCATGCCAAAGACGCCCAGCAATCCTATAATTTTCACCGTACGGCTAGTGCCGAAACCGTGGCGCTTGCGCCCCGTGCGCCTTACCTGGCGACTGCCGAACAGGTCGAGGGATACGAGGCTATCTGGCAAACGGCGAATACTAAAAATCATTCGTTCTTACCGTATAACAATGTACCGGGTTCGCCCATCCCTCAGAGAGTACAGAGTGCGGCAATCCCTACGGGAGCAGTAAACGAGGCGGCAATGGCCGCCGAAGACCTGAAGGCGACAACCGGTATCTATGACGCGTCGTTAGGTGCCCGTGGCAATGAAACATCAGGTAAGGCAATCCTTGCCAGACAGCGCGAAGGCGATACAGCGACTTATACCTTCCATGACAACCTGGCGATAGCGATTGAACACGTCGGCGTTATCCTGCTCGACATGATACCGCGCGTGTATGACAGCGAGCGACAAGTAAAAGTACGTGACGGCGATAAGGAAATGCAGTTACCGGTTAACCAGTCAGTACCGGGCGGCATGATCAATGACCTACGCCAAGGCAGTTATGAAGTGGTCGCGGTCGCAGGGCCAAGCTATGCAACTCAGCGCCTTGAAGCGGTGGACGCGCTTATGCAACTTGTCCAGGTCAGCCCTGAACTACGCAGTGCTGCGATGGATAAGGTTATGGAAAACATGGATTTCAAGGGTGCGCAGGAAATAGCCGACCGACTCAAGGCCATGCTGCCGCCGCAAGTATTAAACCCTGGCCAGAAGCCAGAGCCTACCCCCGAACAACAGGCCGACATGGCCAAGGCTGAGGCGGATATAGCCAAAGCCGAAGCAACCAAGATTAAGGCGCAAGCCGATATTTACACTGCCACGCAAGACGTAACGCAGTTGCGCGAGATGATTGAAACCATTGTCGCGGAAGAAGTAGCGGAACACAGTTCCGAAATGCACTAACCCTAGCCGTGGGGCTCACGGCGTATATTCTCCGAAAGGTGGTCACATGACAGAAGCAGTTACTCCGACTGGGGACGAGACTCGTCCAGAAGAAACGGAAACCCCTGAACAAGAAGAACAGGAACTAGAGCAGGAAGCTGACGAAGCCAAAGCAGAAGAGGCAGCCGCCGAAACTGCGGAGGAAGAAGAAAAAGCGCGGCGTAAGCACGAAAAAGTGCAGCGCCGGATTAACCAACTCACACGCGAAAAGAAAGAAGCACAAGAAGAGGCCAGCAAATTGCGTACGCAACTGGCCGAGCAGTCGAAACCGGTACAGCCAAAACCCGACGACTACGACGACGAGCACGCCTATATTGATGCGCAAGTGGAATACCGCCTTTCATTAGAAAAGCAGGAAACACCAAAGCGGCAAGAACAGGCGGGGCCGAATTTTAAAAGCATCGTAGACAGTGGAAAAGAAAAATATAAAGACTTTGAAGCCGTCGCCATGAGTGACCAAAACCTGACACAACAGGTCGCGGAAACCGTTGCTATGGCTGATAACGCCGATGATATTTTTTATCACTTAGGCAAAAACCCGGTTGAGCTGGAACGTATCAGCTTGCTTTCGCCCCGAGAAATGGCCCGTGAAGTTGGACGCTTAGAGATTACGGTAACTAAACCGCCGTCTCGCACAACCAGTACCCCGCCACCCGCTAAGCCAGTGGAAAGCGCACCCAGTGCAGACGTTGATATGTCAAAACTATCAACCGATGAATGGATGCGCCGACGCAATCAAGCACGGTGGAAAAACGGGAAAGTCTAATAACAACTTCTCGCCGTGAGGCGACATGTTCCCATTGATGGAGTTTTTACATGCCTACTAATAGTAACCTTACTATTGACATGATTACGCGTGAAGCATTGCGTATTCTTGTCAATAACCTGGGCTTTGCCCGGACAATCAACCGCGAGTACAACGACGAGTTTGCAGTTTCAGGCGCAAAAATCGGCGATGCACTTCGCATTCGTAAACCTGCCCGTTACACCATTCGTAGCGGCCCAACTCTGAGCGCTCAAGATCACACTGAGACTCAGGAAACACTGACCCTCGATAGCCAGAAGGGTGTTGATATTTCGTTCACCTCGAAAGAGCTGACCCTTGATATTGATGACTTTTCTGACCGCGTGCTTGCGCCCGCAATGGCTACCATTGCCAACCAGGTCGACTACGATGGTCTTCAGTTGTATAAGGACGTTTACAACTCTTCAGGTACGCCTGGCACCACGCCTGCGACAGCCGCTTCGCTGCTGAATACAGGTAAAGTGTTAGACCGCTTCTCTACACCACGTGACGGCAATCGTTGCTGCGGTGTTGACCCCGAAGCAAATGCCGCCCTCGTTGATGGCCTTAAAGGTCTGTTTCAGTCTTCGACTAAGATTGATGAGCAGTACAAAAAGGGCTCAATGGGTATGAATACGCTCGGATTCAGTGAAATTTACATGGATCAGAATATAGCGTCTCATACTACGGGTGCAGGTGCTGCCGATGCTTATCAGGTCGCTGGCGCTAACCAGACCGGTGCAACGCTGGCCGTCGATACCGGCACAAGTGCACTGGCAGTTGGTGATGTATTCACGATTGCCGGTCTCAATGCTGTTAACAAACAGTCTCGCGCTGATACTGGCCAGCTACAGCAATTCGTTGTGACTGCTGCTTTTGCAGGTGGCACTGGCTCTGTGTCTATCTCACCTTCAATCGTAACCAGTGGTGCATTCCAGACCGTTGTTGCTTCACCAGCCGATAACGCTGTGCTAAGCATTCTGGGCGGTGCCTCAACAAACTATCCGCAGAACATGGGCTATCACAAAGATGCCTTTGTCCTTGGTACGGCTGATTTGGTGATGCCTGATGGTGTTGATTTTGCTTCGCGCCAGGTGCACGAAAATATCTCAATGCGCATTATCCGCGACTACGACATTAACAACGACGCATTCCCGTGTCGTATTGATGTTTTGTATGGGTGGAAGACCGTTTATCCAGAATTGGCTTGCCGACTTTGGGGTTAATTTTATGGGGGCTTTTTAGCCCCCTGTTTTTTAGGAGAAATAATTATGGCTCTAACACAGTTAGGCAAAAATGATACGGTGGGCTGCGTTGCTCCCGGTATCCATTCAGAAGTAACCGCAAGCGGTGGCGCAACAAGAGTGCTCAAGGCCGAAGAGTCTGGCGGTACATTCTTTTGGGACGCTGCAACCGGTGTAACGTATACGCTACCCGCGCCCGCCGTTGGCATGGAATTTAACTTTTATGCGACGGTCTCTGTAACCAGTAATGCACATGTCATCATAACTGATGCGGCTACCACTTTCCTAAGTGGTGCTATTAATCAGATTATTGATACGTCTGGTACTTCAGAGGGGCAGGTAGGTGCGGCAACTGACGTAACTATCAGCATGAACGGCTCGACCACGGGTGGTCTTATTGGTACATGGATTCACGTTAAATGTATCACTTCGACACTCTGGGTTGCTCGTGGACTTGTTGTAAGTTCAGGCACCTTGTCTACGCCATTCGCGTAAACAGTAGCCCCTTCGGGGGCTATTTTTTTAGGAGATAAAACATGCCAGGTTCTAAAACACTAGGCGTATCGCAAAGCGTTAGCACTCATGCTGACGTGTCTTATACGGCACATGCAGCGGGTTCGACTACTGTCACCTCAAATGCGGCCACCGACCTAGACACGACAGCCGCAGGGCTGGCAGCGCTTGTTGTAAGTTATAACAGCCTGCTTGCAAAACTACGCTCTGCTGGAATTGTTGACACATAACAACAAGGCAGTAACGACTTAGGGCCCTTCGGGGCCCTTTTTTTTGAGGAAAAAATATGTCTGTTTACATGTATTCAATCGACTTTCCTGATGGGAAAGTATTTCAAGACGACGAAGCAATACCCGCAGGCTTTGTTGATACCCCCGGTAAGGTGTTTGTTACAGAAGACGCCCCGCCACCGAAGAAAAGGCGCACACGCAAGAAAACGACTGTAGAAACGGTTGTAGAAGCTGAGCAGGACGCTGACTAATGGCTACAACGGTGCGCGAATTACTCAAGGGCTCATTGCGAGCTTTGGGCCGTGTCGGTCGTGGTCGTGATATGACCGCAGAGCAGGGCGCTGATGCGTTAGAAATCGTTAATCAAATGCTGGCCTCGTGGATAGGTGAAAACCTGACAATACCCGCACGCACTAAGCGCACCTTTAGTTATGCCACGTCTAAAAACGAGTACACCATAGGTGACGGCGGCGACTTGGATGTGGGTACTGGTGTTAAGCGGCCTGACTATGTTCTGGATGCTTTCCACCGCGACCCGGAGGGTAACGACTATGCGCTAGAGCTGATGAGTTTCAGGCGTTACGGTGATATAGGTTTTAAGGCTGTTGAAAACTACCCAACACGGTTGTACTACGAGCCTGAATATCCGCTGGGTAAGATTCATTATGACTTTCAGCCCCTGACCACGCTCACGCTGCATCTCACCACAATGGAAGAGATAGCGCAGTTTACCAGCCTTAACCAGACAATTGCTTTACCAGACTCACACCTAAGAGCGATTAAGTTTAATTTGTGTGTTGACCTGGCCCCGGATTACGGCATGAAGGTTAGCGCTGAAATTATGACGGCGGCGGTCGAATCCAAGAAAAATATTAAACGCCTGGCGCGCGCTAACCGTGAAGAGGTGTTAATCGTAGATCGCGGTATACGTCGCGGCGGTCGTTACAGTATTACGTCGGATAATTACGGGCGACAGTAATGGCGATTATTAATTTTGTGGGTGGCCAGTTTCAGGGCATTGATGATAATGGCGACCCACTAGCCAACGGCAAAGTCTATTTCTATGAAGCGGGCACGCGTACACCGAAAGACACGTACACCGATGTAGCGCTAACAAGCCCGAATGCTTCACCCGTCGTGCTTGATACCGGCGGAAGGGGCACAGTCTTTTTAAGCGGGTTGTACAAGGTCGTGTTAGAAGACGTTAACGGCGTGCAGATATATGAAGAGGATAATCTGGACGCACAGAGCGGCTTGCTCGGTGCACTCGGCGCGCTTGCGAATCTTGAAAATGATACAGCCATCACTACGAACACGTTTACCTATATCGGGCTTGATGGTGAAGTTTACGACACCAGTGGTATTCACGACTTAGTTACTAACAATTCTCGCCTGACCGTACCGACTGGCGTTAGCCGTATACGCCTAACAGCGCAAGTACATTGCCAGGGCGGCGGGCCGGGCTCGCGTGTATTGCGAATACCAAAGGGACGCGCAAGTTATGCTGGCGATGTTAAAGACCAAGACTTAAGCAAGGCATCGAGTTATTTGCAATGCACTACACCGATGCTTGAAGTAACCGAAGGCGAATGGTTTGAAATACAGTTTCGACACACCAAGGGCTCCGACATGACTATATCCGGTGGTGCTGAATTTACCTGGCTTGCAATGGAAGTAATTAGCTAATGGCTGTATTGAATTTTTTAAACGGGGAAATGCAGGCGTTTGACGACAGCGGCGACCCATTAGTAGGCGGGAAAGTCTATTTTTACGCGAATCGGTCGGCAGAATTTAAAGACACCTACACTGATAGCAAGTTAGTTTATAAGAATACCAATCCTGTAACTCTAAATGCTAATGGCCGCGCAACTGTTTGGCTAAGTGGTATTTATCGCGTCAGGATGGAAGACGCAGCCGGTACACTAATCTATTCAGAGGATGATATAAACACTACCTCATCGTCATCGTTATCCGGTGGTGCGCTTGTAAGCTTTTTGTTCGACATTAACGTAGCAAGCTCAACACCTACAGCAATTCCTTTTGGTATTGAGTACTACGACACTAACGCTATCCATGAATCGACTAATAATACTCGCTTGACTGTCCCGGCAGGTGTAAGCCGGGTGCGGTTGAGCGCAAACATTGAATGGTTAGACGTGAATACCACGGGTATTCGGCAAATATCGGTGACAAAAGGCGGCGCAGCCTATGGCGGCAACACAATAGATTCAAAAGAAGCGCAGGGCAATCTAGGGCAAGGCGGGCTTAATACTATGGGCCCGATCATTGAAGTGACGGGTGGTAACTATTTTGAAGTGGTATTTTTGCAAACTTCCGGGGTAGCTGTAACGGTAAATAGCGGCAGCACTTTCTCAATGGAGATTGTTAAATAATGTTTGTCGGTGCGCAATTTCAAGGGCTCGATAACTCGGGCAACCCCCTGGCGAGTGGCCATGTTTATTTTTATGAGCCGGGTACATCGTCAAATAAAACCGTCTATTCTGATTACGCGCAGACAGTGGCCTTGCCGCAACCCGTTGTTCTCGACGCTGGTGGCCGCGCGACAATATGGGTAGACGGTGGTTATCGTGTTGTGCTGAAAAACGCCGCAGAGACGGTCACTTATTACGACACGGATAATTTAAACAACTTACCAAACAAGGCTGACGGCGCGCTAGTCTTCACAAATGCAGCGAATCAGGCGCTAACCGGTGTTGAAAAAATAATCGCATTTGATGATGAGCATTACGACGACCTGTCTATACATAACACTGCTGTAACGAATGAAAGGCTAGTCGTGCCAATAGGCGTAACAAAGGTGCGCGTAACGGCCAATTTACAATGGACAGATATAAATACGACAGGCACGCGTAATGTCTATATAAAAAAGAACAATGTAGCTGCGTATGACGGCGCGGCTAATAAAACGCTCTTACCCTTCGGTGCGTCAGCAAGTCATATCACAGTCACAACACCTGTGCTAGAGGTTGTAGCGGGCAATTATTTCACCCTGGCGTTTCTGCAAGACTCAACGGGTAGTATCAATGTGATAACCGGCGCTAATGGCACATGGTTTGCGATGGAGATTATTGCATGAGAATACCTATCCCATTTGCAGGTAATCATGGCGTTGCGCGCTCCGTTAAGGAAAATAACCAGATAACGCAAAACCTGTACCCAGAAGTGACTAAGGATGGTAAAGCGCCTGCCGTGCTTTATCGTATACCTGGGCTTGCTAGCGCCTTTATCGGTGGTGGTGCTTGCCGCTCAAATGGTGCGCTGTTTGGCGACAAGCTTTATTTCGTGTCGGGTAGTGGTCTATACGAAGTTGACGTAGGCGGCACTGCTACCTTAGTGGGCACCCTCGGCACCACGTCGGGCCGCGTTTCCATAATTGAAGGCCAGACCTACCTAATGATGGTCGACGGCGTGAATGGCTATACATGGGATGGAACAACATTTGCAACCATTGTCGATGCGGTTTTTGTCACGCTTACGCCGTCATTTGTTGCCTATAAAGACGGTTTTTTCTGTGTGGTCGATGAAGGCTCGGGCAATTTTTATGTGTCAGAACTTGAAGACCCGACAGTATGGCCCGCACTAGATTTTGCCAACGCAGAGGGCCGCCCTGACATATTAAAAGCGATACAAGCAACAGATGACTTTTTATACCTGTTAGGCGATTACTCAACAGAGGCATGGTTTAACGCAGGTGGCCCGGTATTTCCATTTAAGCGCGCACAGGGCGGCGTATCGAGCTGGGGTATACGTGCAATTTTTTCTATAGCAGAAGCCGACAACTCGATTTTTTATTTAGGCCGAATACGCGAAGGTGGTCACGAGGTAGTAAGAACAACCGGAACGCGCGTAGAGGTCATATCGACACCAGAAATATCAAATGAGATAAACGCCCTAGAATCGACTGATGATGCTTTCGCCTTTACCTACCTGGAAGGCTCGCACCATTTTTATGTGCTTACATTCGTTAGTGCGCAAAAAACCTTTGTTTTCGATATGACGACGGGCCTATGGCATACACGGCACAGTAAGACCATTAATCGCTGGCGGCCTAATGGTCATGGTTTCTTTAATAATACGCATTATGTCGGCGACGGTGAGACAGGCCAGTTTTACAGTATGGACTTGGGCACCTATACAGACGGTGGCGACTTTATAAGCTGTATACGGACAACACCACCCATTCATAAAAATTATCAGGCGATTACGTTTAACGAATTGATACTGGATGTTGAGGGTGGATTGATAACGAATAAAATCGTCGGCCCCGTCGAAGGCGTCAATTTATGCTCAGCCCCGGAGACGATAGATGCCTGGGGCTCCGGTACTGCAACGGTTGTGCCTAATAATGATAGTGCTCCCGATGGGACGGGTACAGCGGACACGGTGACGGATTCGAGTGGCGCGGCTACACAAGATAAAACCTTCGCGCTCGTTAATGCGGCAACAACATTCACGTATTCACTCTTTGTAAAGAAAGACAGTGACGAAACACGTTTTCCCGCATTCGTGGCTGCCATTAGCGGCGGCGCAGTTGCTGTGCGTCTAGTTTTCAACACGAAAACAGGTGCATCAGTGACAGAGATTGCCGGTGGTGCGCTTAGTGTTACATCAGAGGTTATAGATTATGACTCGGACTACTGGCGGGCACGTATAACCTTGACGAATCCCGGTGCAACTATTGTTACGACTATGGGTATTTATCCTGCATGGGCATCTACGCTTACTATAACGCCTGACGTAACGGCGACGGGGAGTGTGGTTGCCTGGGGTGGTGTTATTACAACCGGTAGCGCGCTGACTGACTACAAGGTAACAACCTATGAAGACCAGCAAATACTCATGCGCTACTCAGACGATGGCGGCAAAACATGGAGCGATGAGCTAGAGGCGCAAATAGGGAAACTCGGGGAATATAAGTTTAAGGCGTACTGGCATCAACTGGGCGACTCATACGAACGCACGTTTGAGTTTAAAACGGTTGATTCGGCATTTACTGCCTGGCTGGGTGCTTATGCTCAGGTGCAGATAAGTGACTATTAGACTTATACAGACTTATCGCGCAACCGATTCTATCGTTGACTGGCTGGCGCGCCTTGTTGGCATCATTGCTGAGATTGAAGAATGGCGCGAACTGACCCCAACAAGCACGCCACCGCTCATCAATTCATGGGATAACGTCGGCGGTGCTCTAACGACAGCAGCTTTCTATATAGACCCATACCAGATTGTAAGGCTTAAGGGCAGCGTAGATACAGGCGCGTCGGGTACGGTAGCGTTTGTGCTTCCGGTGGGTTATCGCCCTCCGGCACAAATGACATTCACCGCGCAGAATATTGGCGGCGGCCCTGGGCCTGGTGGCACTAGCTATATAACCATTGCAGCGAATGGCAATGTAACGCTGACTGTCAGTGGCGCGGGTGATATTTCAATGGATGCTGTTTCCTTCAGGGCCTTATGAAATTCTGCATAACCGGATTACCGCGAAGCCGCACGGCTTGGTTCGCGGCTTACTTCTCTGCGGCTGGTCATCCATGCGCGCACGAGCCTTTTGCCAAGTGTAAAACCGCTGAAGACGTTGAACGCGCGCACCAAAAATATGAAGGCATCAGTGATAGTTTCATGCTGTTCCTGCCCTTCGATGGTAAGCGCGTCGTCATCGAGCGCGACCCTGAAGCCGTCAAGAAAAGTCTGATTGGAAAATTTGGCTTTGATCTTGATAAAACAAATTATCTCATTGAGCAAGCCGTGGAATGTTTACCAGAGGTAGACGGCCTGCGGGTGAAATTTGAAGACATTAATGATCGGCTACAGGAAATACACGAATACTGCGTTGACTCGCCGTATGACCCTGAGCTGGGCGAGATGTTTAAGAACTTGAACATACAAGTAGAGCGCATGGAAATGACAAAAGAATTTATTAGTTTAGTTGGGGGTGTGTTATGCCAGTCTGGATAGGTGGAGCAATTATAGGTGGCTCGCTAATAAGCGGCTATATGGGTAAAGAGGCTGCCGAAGCAGGCGCGGAAGGCGCAGCAGGCGCAGCAGCTGAAGAGACGCGGCAGTTTAACTTGCAATGGGATGCGAACGCGCCTTATCGTACAGCCGGTGCCAATGCGTTAGCCAATATGTCGCTGCTAACTGGCGCGCCAGACCCGCGCGCCACGGCAGATATACAGGCGGCCCGTGAGCGTATGAGTTACATTGACAGACGTATTGCTCAACTAGAAAAACAAGGCCAGTCGTCAGGTAATATCTTTAACGCATATACCTCGGAAGAAATTAACGACCTACTGCAAGAAAAATCAAATCTGAGTGTAACCCTCACAAGGGACACGCAGCCCTCATGGAATACGCCCGAAGGCGGCGGCCCCGGTGCTACGACTGTAGATAGCCTAGTAAAAGCAGACCCGTCTTACGCATTCAGGTTCAAGGAGGGTGAGGACGCGACTAAAAATTGGCTATCTGCATCTAATCAGCGGCTCAGCGGCTCAGCATTGAAGGGATTAACTGATTATGGTCAGGATTTTGCCTCGACAGAATACGGCAATGTATTTAATCGTAATGCGTTGATTGCGGGCTATGGCCCCGGTGCGAACACTGCGCCACAAAGCGATGCAGCCAGGTATCAATACATGGGTGGGCAGGCTGCTGGCGATAAATACTCTGCATACAATAATGCCATACAGGGCGGCCTTCAGAATTACTTGACGTATTCAACGCAAAATAATTGGACAAATGCGATGAACAATCGAAACATGTCTAACGACGTTTCAAATATGGTTGACTATAGCGGGCTCTACTAATGGCAAACTTCCAACCCTTTAATTATGGTACTGCGGTTGCGCAGGGCCAGAGAAATGCTTTGCGCCAGGCAGATATGCAAACAGAAGCGGCCAGGATAGAGCAGCGTAACGTGTTGGCTGACCTTTCCAGTTACGGCCTCGAAGGCGCAGACATGACCCAAGCATTACGCAAACGTGGCCAGCCCGCACTTGCGCGTAAGATGCAGGCCGAGAATGTACAGCAAAAAGCCGCCGAATTAAGACTAATGTCTGACTCTTCCCGCAAGGTGTTTGATGCTGACAGCTTTACCGCATGGAAGCAGGAAATGGAGCAAACAGGTATCGCTAAGCCCGGTGAAATGGACACCTTTTTAGGTGCAGAATACGACGCTAAAACCGTGCAGAAAAAACTACGGCAGCTTCGCGGCCAGGTACGCGGCGATATTAAGAAGCTGGAAATTGACATTGGTGCCGACAAGAAAAAGACCCTGTTACAGCAAGATGGCCAGCGCCTTGAGTCCTATGAAAGCACGCGCTTTGCTCCATCGACGGGTGCGGGTGGTGGCGCGGGTGATTTTAAACCGGCTACACTTAACAAGTTTAAAGACGATCAGGCCACAAAAGCGCTCAAAAAAATACCGAACTACAGCCCAACAGATGAGGCAAAGGTAGCATGGACGCATCAGTTTGAGCGATATTTCAGGCAGTCGGGCGACTCTGCTTTTTCTGAGCGCATGGCCACCGCCGACATAGAGCGTAACCTGCAAAGCGAGCAGGGTATGTTGTGGGGCAGTAACCGAGAGTATGACCCGACCGCCGCCGCGCGGCCTATCGGTATTGACGAGAAAGGCGAGCCAGCCCCGGCAGAGCTGGAAGAGTACAACATGCTTATGGAAATGAAAGCCAGGGGCGAGCTGTGACCGAATTTAACCGCGAAGAATACGAGCAGTTAAAGCGTGAAAAGCAGGGCCGCGATATGGCCCGCAATATGTTGCAGCGCCAGGAATACAACGACCTTAAGGAGAAATATTATAGTGGCCTTGGCTATTTATCCGAAGCGCCAGTAGGTGCCGCCGAAGTTGCGGGCGCAATGGGTACGGGCTTCGCTGCTGCTATACCGGCAGGTGCCGAAGGCGTGCGCCAGGCTGTTGCAGAGAATCGCGCTGAAAATGTCGCCGAAGGCATAAAGGAAACCGCAGGCGGCCCGACCGCTAAAATGGCCGGTGGCTTTATTAACGCATTCACTGAGGCCGACTGGGATAAATACCCGGAAGCCTTTAAGTACTGGCAGGAGTATTTTACCTACGAGCCGCGCACGCACGTTGGCCAGCGTTATATGAATAAAGTAGGCAATCTGTGGGAAGAGTACATATCCGCGCCGCTGCAAGACTTGTTAGTAGAGCCGCACAAGCAGGCGCAAGAAGAAGGCCGCAGGTATGGTGAGCCCGGCGGCCTTGAAAAGCAGGTAATGGGTGATAAGCCATTTTACCGCGACCCTGCTTACTGGCAGATGCACGGCGAGATAGCAGCAGAGGCTGGCGAGTTAGTGGCCCCGCTGGCCGTGGGTGCCGGTGGTGCACGCGTTTATGGGAAGATGAAGGGTAGGGCCGGTGAAGAGGGCCCGACCGTCGATATCTATGGCGAAGAAGTGAAGCCAGGTACGCCGACTGCGGGTGATTATATTCCCGGTGAAGGTTATCGCTCTCCCGCTGCCGATGCTGCTATGCGCGAGGGCCGTACTTATGAAGGCTGGAAGGAGCGGGAGAAACAGCTAGGCAAAGACGCTGCTCAAGAGATGCGGCCCAAGGAATACGAGGGCGAAGTGTTGCGCGACTATCCGCCGTACACGGAGCAACAGCTTGCCAAACAGGGCAGAACATACGAGGGCGAGCAGGTACAACCACAACTGCCCGCAGCCGCGCAGCAATTAGCCGCACCACAGGCCGCCGCCGCACCCGTTGCCCCTGCCGCATTACCGATGCCAGAAGCGCCAGCCGCTGATCTGACTATAAAGGGCATGTTTCAGCAGTGGAACGAGGGTGGCGCACAAATGCCCGTCAATGAAGCGCTGGGCAGTACCGTTGATTACCGCCTGGAATTTGGCGGCAAGGCTCCGACACAGAAAGAAATACAAGCCGCGCTCGATGCGTATGCTAAAAATAACAAACTACCGCCCGCAGAAGTGGCACCGAATGAAGCAGGCATAGGCGGTGCGTATGATTTTGTGCAACGACGTACTAAGACCAAAGACCCGTTTTGGGGTAAGCCTGAAATCGAAAGCGCACTGGCCGCATTCAGGGAGCCAGTAAAGGCCCCGGTAACTGAGATGGGTAAGGTACGGCAACCATTATCGCCCAAAGCCCCCGAGTTTAGGGGCACGCCAAAAGAAATGGCCGCAGAACTTGACCGTCGTATCATGCAGGCTATTGAGACCGCCAAGCCGCTATCGTCACTGGGTAAATTTGATGGCAAGAAATTTACAAGCATTAATGACCTACGCAGAGCGGTAAGGCCGGAAACATCAAAGGCTATCGACGCGTTCAACAAGGCAGTAGAAAAAGCCGGATATATTGAAATTACCATCCCAGGCGGCGGCCTCTATAAAGTGCTCAATGTTAAGGAGAGGTTAGAGCTACTGCGTAAGAGTGCGGCTAAGTCGAAAATGTTTGACGTGCCCAAGCCAAAAAAACCCGCGAAGCCCGGCGCTACCTATACCACATCCATTCGTGACTTTATAACTGAGGGTGAGTACACTAACGCTATAGAGTTAGCCGATCTTATCAAGAGGCCATTACTGTATGGACAAGGAGCCGCCAAAAGCACCCCGATCTTTACCGACACTGCGCCTGTTAAAGTCCACGGCGTCGATATGCAAGTCGGACGACGCGCTGGCGAAGGGGGCGAGTGGTCAGTCACAGAGCCCGCAACAGGTCTCTCTGTGGGACGTGGTAGCACTAGAGCGAAGGCGGTCGCTGAAGCTAATAAAAGGACAAAAGAAAGATACCCTAAAGCTGCCGACTTCAAGCGATTAGTACAGAGCCAGGCTGACAAATGGGCCGACACCTTCCGTGCGAGTTACGGCAAAGAGCCGACCGGCGCAAACTTGCAGGAATCCCTGCGCAACCATCTAATTGAGCAGCAGCAAAACAAAACCCGCAGAGCGTACCCCGGTAAACAAGGCGGCTATATTGATTTAGGCGTACCCAGGCTGGCAATAGATACGGTGGCCGGTGCCGTTAAGCTGGCTCTTGGTGGCCTCGTCAGTTTCGGGGATGCTGTGGGCCGTACACTCTTCTATAAGCCCGTGCAGATTATCCGCGACTGGCCCAGCGCCACCGCGAAAGAGCTGGCCGATCTGATCTTTGCCTACGAGGCTTCACCGACACGCGTCACCCCTGACCTGATACAGCGCACCATGAAAGCCCGTGGTGAGTTTCAGTTACAACTGAATAACCTGCTGGAACCATTAAAGGGCCGATTTGGCGGCGTACCGAAGAGTGTAAACGATGCCGTTATTACTGGCTTACGCACGGGCCGTGTGCCGCAACACCTTGCAGGCTCAACCCGTCAATTGCGCGGTATGCTCGACTCGCTGAATGCGTACATGCTTGAGGCCGGTCTGGACGTGGGCCACCTAAAAAACTATTTCCCCCAGGTATGGGACGTACGCAGGATACAGCTACACCCTGAAAAGTTTCGTACATGGCTTGAGGAAACTTTTGAAATGGACAGGGCCACCGCAGAGAATACCTTTAGGAATATTGTAGAGGGTGACGGTATTCCATCATTCACTGCCGACACGCCTCGTTACCGCAAAGGTATGAATTTTGAGCAGTGGGCTCAGCAACGCTTTCATGCGGTCAAGAATCCGCACGCCGAGCGCTCCCGCAAGATGCACCTACCCGAGGGCGCGAGCACTGAATGGCTGGTTAGTGACCTTGAGGGTATTCTGACCCAGTACATTCGCCGGGCTGCTCAGCGCTCAGAATTTGTTCGCACCTTCGGCAAGAACGAGGAAACCCTAAACCGTATGACCGCCGACGTTATCCGCGAAGTGGGCGTGCACAAGGCCGATGCCGTCGCCAATTCAATCTATAACCTGGCTGACGCCTTGCAGGGAACATACAAGCCCATCGAAAACAGCGCAGGCGCGACGCTCAATAGTGCTGCCGCCGCTTATGAGACAGTAACGCACCTTGGCCTTGTCGCCCTGGCTTCGCTGCCTGAAACGATGGCCCCGGCAATCCAGTTCGGTTTTAACCCGAAAGCCTATTTAAAAGGGGCTGCCTATTCAATGCGTGAAGGCATGGCCGCCGCCGACCGGTTAATAACGGGTAAGCGCCACATACCACACAGCATTACAGAGACGCATTTGAAGCGCATGGGTAACATTATTCAGGCGCACACTGAGTCTATGCAGGCCGCCCGGCTTACTAATTATCAGCGCGGTATCACGAATCGCTTTATGAAGGCGACCCTGCTTGAGCATTTAACCAACATGCAGCGCGTCGTCGCACATGACACGATGCAAAGCATGATTATGTCGGACGCCAAACATTTAAGCACTGGCCGCAATGCGCTTGGCATGAAGTTATCTGCTAAAGCTGAGCGCGTCGCAAAGCGCAAACTAACCGAGCTAGGCATTGACCCGGTACGCCTTGTCGACTGGTACAGGAATGGTATGCCCGACGGCGCTATGAAAAATCAAATTGAGTGGGGCATACAGCGCGGGATTACATGGACAATCACGCACCCGAATGCAGCGACGAAGCCGTTATGGATGAGCGACCCGCACTGGCAACAGGTTAGCCTGTTCAAATCATTTACTGCGGTATTCTCTAATACCTTTTTGAAGCGCGCCATTAAAAACACACTCCGCGAGAATACATCAACGGCGCGGATACAAACAATTGCAGGCATGGTTGCTGCGGTAGCGCTTGCCTACTATGTGCAATACATGCGCGAATACATGTCTGGCCAGGAGCAGGATACAGAGCCAGCCATGCGCCTTGCTGATGCCGTCGACCGTGCTGCAATGACGGGCAGCGCAACACACATGTACTCGATGTTTAGTCCCTACCGGTACAACTACGGTGAGCATGTTATACACCGCTTCACTGGATTACTGGGCCCGACACTGAATGACTTTTTAAAACTCATGCACCCGATAATGACGGATAACCCGGAAGGCGTAGCAAAACGTCTCGCCAAGCAAACACCGATACTGAATATCACGGAGCCAGGGCGCGAGTACATGATAGAAGAAGTTTACGAGCCTTTCGTAGATACGATAATGGATTAAACAGATAACAACAACTAAGACACAGGGCCGCTATATGCGGCCTTTTTTATTGTCGGGAGACAACAAAATGGCATTTGGATTAACCAATGATAAAGCGACAACGCACAAACTGTATAAGGCTCTCAGTACTGATATCAAGCCAACGGCAAATATTGAAGCTGGCAGCCAATGTTACGAAACAGATACAAAAGACGTTTATGAATTTGACGGCCTTGCATGGGCAGTAATACGGCCAGCAAATAGTGGCGGAGTTTCTGCGACACCCGTTGTCATTACCGACGCTGCAACCACAAAAATTCGTCATAACCGATTCATCGACTCGATTTCAGCAACCTGGCCCGACAATGACACGTTTTCTATCACATGGGAGCCATCCGAGGCTGTGTCGCGGTACAGAGTAAAGGTACGCGGTGGCGCTGCTGGTGACTATGTAAAAGTCGTTGAAGACGCGGCGAATGAGGCGCAGGCAGGGGCATGGTTAACGACAGCCACAAGCAGCGCTACGGTAGATGTTGAATACATCATACAAGAAACATCGAATCCAGTCTCCGCGACGATTATGGGTGGATTATGGTCGGAATGGCAAGAATTTCCAGAAGGTGATTATCTATCAAGGCTCGACTTTCTTGGAAGCGCTGCTGGCACGTTTTCAATTTGGATAGAGGCAGAATAATGACAAGATTAACTAATGAACAATTACTGCGCGGTGAAAAACAGTTTGGCGCTAACTGCGTAGCGTTTTTCCCTTGCAATGAAGGCTCGGGTACAACAATTACTGACATAATGAGCGGCCTAGTAATTGCAGATGCTGGTGGCACATGGGCTGATGCACATGCGTTTAAGCTTCTCGTCTCTGACTACGACAACAGCGCAAACTATAATCTGCTTGATGTGGCGAATAAGCACCTGCTGTTTGTGCATTCATTCAAGGTTTTTACCTCATCTGCGTTTGGTATTTTCGCTATAGGTAATATAACCGGAAACAATGACAGGGTGTATACGATGTCCGGTGGGGCTGGTTTTACTGTGAATGATGATTCAGGCCCAGAAACAGCCGCAGCCTTCGGCACTCCCGGCACGGGCGATTATCTTTTAGCGGGGACATGGAATCCTGTAACGGGCGATGTTAGTTCATATGAAGGTGTGGATGGTGCCGCACCAGCACTCGTTAACTCATCAACCGCAAATGCGGCCAGACTTGCGCTTGATGGGGTTATTGGGAATTTAGAAATGACCGTCAATACGGTAGCTGATCAAGCCACTTATGGAATTGCTATCTATGCTTTTGAGGATGGCATCCCAAGTGATATGTTAAGCGCTCTAGCGCATTTTAGTAAGAACTGGCGCAAGGGCAGAAAAGAGACATGGAGCGCGTGGAAAAATGTCGCCTAAAGCCAAGTCAAAAAGGGTCAGAAAATCAAGGATGATGGTATCCGGTCAGGGTGTTGGTGACACTGGAATGTCTCAAGAAAACTCGCTGACAGCTCCCTGCTTGCGTCATTTTGTATCATGTGAAGAAACGGGCGGCTCGATAACCCAGCTAACTGATATTAAAAAGGGTGCTGTTGTAATTGACACCGCTAATCCCGGCAATACTGGTGATTTGTCAATAGCGGAAGGCGACGACCCTGGTAAGTCGGTCAACCTATTGTTATGGCGCGGCGGTGGTACTGTTGAAACTGAGTTCACATGGGATGCACCGCTGGATAAGGATTTTCTTATAATGGCGATTGGACGCGCAAAGATAGATCCGACAAAACCTGTGCTAGATCCAAATCCCTATTATGGCGGCGCTATTAGTTTCTACTTTTCCAGTAATGATGTTAATAATCAGCCTGAGTTAAAAATACATCCTTATTTTACCGCGTTCACTGCGGCAAGCGGCAAGCAGTTTTCAACCCCTACTTATGACCCGATGATGCGCCGAAATGCTGATCAGGTTTATGCTGTTTGTGGTATTAAAGAGGGTGATTATATTAGCCACTGGGTTGACGGTGTAAAGCGCGGTGAGATTAACGTAGCTGAACGTCTTGCTCAACAGGATATACTTAATGCTGAAGGTGGATTAGGAACTACAGCCGGTCTTGCAAGTTTCAGAAACTTTACAACAGGCAGCTCCTCCATGTTCACCGGCCATGCGGCATACGATGCAGTTCCTCCTGTTGTATACAATCAGGGAATACAGCAGGCTGGCACCGCTGATGAGTCACCCGCTGAAATATGGACATTAGAAAATGCCTTACCCTTCAATAGAGAGCAGCCGTATGGTAATGGCTCTTATTTCTGGGCCGGAACACCTTTGTATACTTGGTTTAATGTTGATTCTTGGCACGCTTATATAGATAGAACTGACGGCGGCAAGGACGTGCAGCAAGGTACGTGGGTGCCCTCAAATGTACTCGCTGAGCCTAACGATATGTACGGCTTTATTGTGTGTGTATTTGAAGACGGTATACCTGATGATGTTGGAGCGGCTATGGATTGGATGAAAGAGCAATGGGTATTAGGTAATAAGGTCTTTTACCCTGGGTGGGTAACGCTTCTTTAAGAATCAACCCCTGTACTGGCCCCCAGAATACAAAGGCAAAAGAAATGAGTATATTGAATAGCCTATTAATCGTTTTATTGCTCTTTTCTTGTAACGCTTTTGCATTACAAAATATAACGCTGATTATCCCGCCAGCAGCTAATATCCAATCGTTACGGGTAGAGATAATTGAGCTTTATGTTGGGCCGGTAACAGAAAGCATCATTCCCTATAACGGGGTATCAAGCCAGTTACACCTTAAATTTGTTGCTGAGATACCAGCAGGGGTAGAAGTAGACTACGTTGTTTGTGTTTATTCAATCTATGAAGGTGGCGAGACTTCACCGGCCTGTGAGTTGTTTACATATTCAAATCAGGAATTGTGCCAATAAAGCAGCCTCGCCCAAAACTCGCCCGGTTTTTTTTCGGTACGATTTTCGGGCGAGTCACTGTCCAGTCCAGTCTAGTTATTGCGGTTTAAGGTCTTCCAGTCCACTACATGTTGTGTATAATACGGACGGGGGCGCATTGCAAATCCGTGTACGGGAGTTCGATTCTCCCTTCCGCCTCACCTTTATAATCATACATTTACTTAACCACCTTAAACTTCTTTCGAGCATTGCCGGTACGATTTTCGGGCGAGGTTGTCGGCATCTTAGGCATGGCTTCGCGCAGATCATCAGTGCATAGACTGATATACCGGTTAGCCATCTGCACAGTCGTATGCCCCATCAGGCGCATAATGACATGAGTCGCCTGTTTGTCCTGGGCCAGCCATGTACCAAACGTATGCCGCAAGTCGTGAAAGTTGACATACTCCATGTCGGCCTTATGTCGGGCCATCCGAAAGTAGCGCATAGCCATCTCATTCGTGAGCCCTATCGGCACCCACTTGCGCACAAACGCTGCTTGCTCAGAATGCAGGGGGATAGTTCGATTACGGTGCCCCTTGCCCTTGACGTGCAAATCAGTGCCCCTCAATGAATCATCATCAAGCCGCCATATCTCTGCACGCCGCAAGCCAGTACACGCCGCAAACTTTATCAAGTCAGCAACGAAAGCGGTCGGCGCACAGTCGGCTAATTTCTCCACTTCCGCCATAGTCAACACAGTGTCTCTAGCGTTATTCTCTGCTAAAGACTCTATCTTTTTATACGGTGACTCATTCAGCCACCTCCATTCTGAAAATGCCAGTGAAGCAACACGCTTTAGCACGGAAAGCCTGCGGTTAATTGTCGCGTTGGCTAATCCCTTGTGCTGCATATCTCGCTTCATCATTCCCGCAACTCTATAAATATCCTTCATCGGTTTGTTTACAATGTAAGGCTCGATTGCCCTTGCGTGAGAATAGTACTTTGATGCACCGGCCAGGTGTGGAACATATTCTTCAAGCCATTTAATCAGAGCGTCTTCAATGCTCTTGTCTGGAATTAATCCATTGTCAATGTCGCGCAGCTCTTTGCGCTTTAGTAGCTCTAACTCTTCTGCCTGCTCTTTTGTGGCCCCTTTGCCAGCAGAGAATTTAATTTGCTGCCCGTTATGGTTGAATCTGATTTGATAGGTCTTACCGTTCTTTTTGACTGCCATGTGTTTAGCCCTCTTAGGTCGTCAATGTAAGCCTGCAAGTCGTCCGGGTGTATTCTGTCCGATCTTGCACCGGAACCGAGCCGGACAACTCGCAGGCATTTGTTTGCGGCTGCTCTCTTAAGTGTCTTCACAGAGCACTGGCAGATGCTCGCCGCGTCGTTGAAAGTTAACAGGTTCATTAGGTGTTCCGATATTTAATGGTTTAAAAATATCGAGCATGTCTATGATCAGGTTGCCGTGGCCCCCGTCTATCATGTCCAGGCAAATATAAGGCATGTCGCTGCTTACTGTGAGACCTTGTAGGTCTTCGCTCAGAAGCGAAAAAGTAAGCTTACCTGCCCAATGTTTACCTTTGCTCAAGTTGGCTTTCATACCGGATTTGAGAGGCATTATTTTTCGACCCTTGCCTGGCCTATTAATGGTGCCCTCGCGTAGTAGCTGTAAAGCAGTACCGCACGAGGAAAGTTTAACTGCAACTTTGTCACCAATTCTCAGGCCGGAGTCTTTCATAACGCTGTCTTGAATCCGAATAATTATATGTATCTTTGTAAAAGTTTCCCGTGAAACAGTTACCGCCACGCATTTATCATTAAGCCATTTAAACATTAGAAATACCTAAAATAGTTTACTTTTTGTTTAACAATAAGGTTGTGTCAATAATGAAAGAGCCTTTTGAGTCCTTATCGCCCTTGTGTATCTCTATTACGTCGTAAACATCAATGTCGCCGTTTACTTTTGCGGCCTTAACGCGTCGGTGTTCTTCCGGGGGAATCGTCATTTTAATCGTCGATTTACTTGGTTTGCCTTTTAATGCTTGTGAGGTTTCGGGGCTATTGTCTCCGTAGGGTACAACTTTATAGCCTGCTGATGCCTTTTCGACTTGCATCGCTTTGCCGCAGGCTGACATTCTGGCGATTACCATATCGCCGATGTTGATACCGGCTTGCTTCATTACCGGCTCATTGACGCGAATCTGAATTTGCATTGATACGCTTTTGCTAGTTTTGCCTGCATACGCTGACTTGACGTTAATCATTGCGCATTCATCTCTCGGAAAAGCCAGCCCAGTCATGCCCAGTCGGGGCTTAATGTCTACGGTAAAATCAAATTGTGGAGTCATATTTAAGTCTCTTCTTAAGTAGTTGATATAAATAGCGTCCTTGCTAGGGTTGTCCTACTTAAGACTATACCACAAAAGTTAAGCCAAGCTAAAGCTTTAAGCTGCTGATTTAAATACTTCACTCATCTGGAATAGCTGCTCAGTGGTCAGACGGTCTTTCATCATTGCCGTGACCTCCACGCTCAGCTCGTCGACCAATTCTAAGAGCCCGGAAGAGTCTGCGGCGTCGATACGCTCTACCATCTGGCAGATGCGTTCGTCCATTTCATTCTGCCCCTTTTTTTCCAGACGGGTCGCTACGGCCTTCATTTTGACTTTCTGGCCCTTCGGGAATGAATTGTACAGATCAGCCCATACCTGGCCGTCGAGCGAATTAATAAACACGTAGTACTCAATCGCGTTGTTGCTGGCCAGAAGCTCGTCGAATTTCTCTTTCTGTTCCGGGGTAAACGTCTCGGTGAACTTGTCGGCCTGCTCCTGCACGTATTTATTGTCGTCAAACTTACCCATGAACACGTCGGCGTTATAGCCCAGGCGGGACAGGCTTTTGGTGATCAGGTCAGTTTCAGCCTTTTTGGCAAAATCATCATCATAGATACCCTTGCTGCTGACAACCATGATGGCCGTCGATATCTCAAACTTGCCATGCGGGTATTTAAACTTTGCTGACAGGTGCATCAGCGGGGTATTGGGTACAGGGTGATACACGGTATCAATCAATCCCCAGTCGATACCATACGGGCCCCACATTTCCGTGGCCGTCTTGATCTGGTAGTACGCGTCTATCGCGGTGAAGTGGTGCGCGCCATACTTAACAGGCTTTGCATATTTCGGGTCGGTGCCTTCGACCTGGCCCCATAGATATAGATTATCGGTTTCTGTTGTCATGTCAGTTTATTTTCGGCCTCTTGGTTTGCGCAACTAAGCAGATAGCGATGGATGAGCGATAACGTAATGTCTCCCGCCGCTTCAAGATTGTTTTCTTTGTGATACTTAACCAGCAGTAACGCGTATGTGTCATTTTCTGATAGCCCCTCTTTTATTGCTTCTTGTATGGTTCCAATATCCTGCCAATAGTCCACCAGCAGCCGTTCAGCCATGACGTTGACTTGTTCCTGTTGAGCGTCTTTCATGTCTTCGTAAGCGTGGTAGTAGAAATATTCGTCGTCGTCCATCTGAGGCCAGTATAAGAGCGGCTTAAATTCGTGGCAACCGAAGAAAAAATATATTTACAAAAAAAACCCGCCGAAGCGGGTTAAGGGGATTAGCGCAAAGGGGTTGCGCTTGAGGAGTGCTTTTTTAACAGGTATACGGCTGGCGCATACCGCCTAATTTTTACCGGTTTTGTCTGCTGTACGGCGTTTCTTAGCGCTGTTATTAGCCTTAATTGTCGTTCGTTCATGCCCACTATTACCCAGCATTCGAGACAGCGAGTCTATCGTGAGTTCATGCTCTCCCATGTCGATAAACAGACTGTAAAGCAGTCCGAAGGTGTACGCTTTTTCTTTAAGTGATGCTTTCGTAAAAGTGTAATTTAATTCATCCAGCTCGTCGATAGCTTCAAACACTTTTTCCAGAGTTTTATTGTCAAGCGTAAGTAAAACTGTACCGCCTGGCTTTGCGTCGGGGTCGCTGAGCAGTTCGTCTACCGTGAGTTTGAACAGTGCGGCCAGTTGTATCAGGGCTTCATGCTTCGGCAGCGTTGGATTATCGTCGCTTTCCCACATGGACACAGCCGGGCCGGATAAACCACCGCAGAGCTGACCGAGTTTAGCCTGTGTAAGACCTGCTGCTTTACGCAGCCGTTGGATATTGTTTGATAGTGTCGTCATGCGTTGCATATTAAGCCCAGCTAAAAATATATTCAACCCTTTTTACACGGATAAAAAATAATACAAATAACCTGGCTTTTGTTGTTGCCACAAATCTAAGTAGCACTTACGATTACCAAAAATAATTATAAGTGGTGTTTAAGTTATGCAATCCCTCTACGACAAGATTCTCTCTCATATCACCCAGGCCCAGCTTGCAGCCATGCTCCAAATCAGCCCCAGCGCTATCAGCCAGTGGCAAGAAAATGGCGTGCCAGAAGACAGAGCCGTGGACATAGAGCGCGCTACTGAAGGCAAGGTAAGGCGTCAAGAAGTGGCCCCACGTTTTTACGAATGAACTACCTGGCTGTGCCTAATCTTGAGCGCTGGCAGCACTACAAAGACCGGTGCCCACCGTGGATGAAGTTACACCGTGACTTGCTCCGTGATTATGAGTTCGGTCAGTACACCGACGCACAAAAATATCATCTATTGGGCATCTGGCTGCTGGCAACCCAGCTCGACAACAAGATTCCTGACGACCCAGAATGGCTAAAAGTACAGATCGGCGCTAAGTCACGGATAGATATACAGTTATACCTAAGACACAATGACTTGGTGCAACATGCTAGCAACATGCTAGCAGAGTGCAAGCAAGATGCTATTGGAGAGACAGAGACAGAGACAGAGACAGAGAACTACATACGTGGCTCCGCCCCGACTGTGCCGTATGGTGAAATAAAAAATCTTTACGAAAAACTTCTACCCAATAACCCCCGAATCGTAAATTTAAGTAATTCACGTAAAGCTAATATACGAGCACGTTGGAATAACGGCATCCCTGACCTGGATTCGTGGGAGCAGTATTTCAAACACATCGCACAATCAAAATTTCTTACCGGACGCTGCCAGCCTTCACGCGGCAGAACCAAGCCTTTCGTTGCAGACATAGATTTTCTTACCAGCGAGCAGAACATGCTCAAAATCGTTGAGGGCAAATACCATGAATAAAAACATTATCGCGGGCTTACGGCCTACCGCGACGGCCCCGACTGTGCCAAAGCTGTGCGGCGTTTCCGGCTGTGCCGAGGAATGCACCGTGTATCTGAAATATAAAAACATTGCCCGCTGCGCGAAGCACTACCAGCAGGACGTTGACAATGCCGGGCGCTCAGCCTCGCAGTATATCTATCAGCATGGCTTCAACAGTTACGAATAACGCAGGCGTGAGGTATACGCGCGTGAGCAAGGCCGAGATATGGCAAGCAGTGAGCCCGTGGGGCAAGGGGTTTATTACCGCGTTGGTCAAAGCCACTGACGCCAAGCCGGAATACATCGTTTGCGGTAAGAGGTATTGGAGACCGTGACGCCTGAGCGTTTTATGCGCAAACAGGCCAGCCAGCATATCGACCGCTACTGGCCACAAGCCAGCGATGCACGCAGACGGCAGGCAATTGAGTATTGCATTACACGGTGGCGACAAATATCGCACCGAGCAACGGACGCAATGCAAGACATGGATAGTTATTTAAAACAAAACAACAGGAGGGGCAGATGAAACTTTACAGAAAAAAAACACTACAGCCGATGAGGCCCTATGCACCAGGCGAGATATTAGATGGCGTGTTTATCCCTGATGGCATCGAGCCAGAAGAGGGAGGCATGATTGCCGTTAACGCTACAGATATCAATGATCAGTGGTACATAACCAAAGCCTATTTTGAAGAGTTTTACGAAGAGCATGTGGAAGACGAGGGGAAAATATGAGGCTAAAAGCAAAATACAAGGGAGAGTACCGCGAGCTGTCGATAACGCAATGGGCGTTTATCGTTGGCATACCGGCAGCAATTTTGCGTGACAGAAAAATCGACGGCTGGACAGATCAGCAGACCATTGAGCGGCCAGCACTGTACCGTTCACTGACGCGACTTGAGATAAAAAAACTCAACAACAATAATCCCTGGCGCGAGTTTGTATTCGCAGGTAAGGGGCAACAAGAGCACTACAAAACAGGGGGGATATGCAATTGACTTACGACAACACCAACAAGGGCGCGCTGTGGAAGAACGACCGCAAGGAAACAGAGAACCACCCCGACTACACCGGCAAGTTGAACATTGATGGCAATGAGAAACGGCTGGCCGCGTGGGTGAAGAAAGACAAGAACGGCAAAAACTTTATGTCGCTGCAACTCTCTGAGTTTACCCGGCAGGGTGAGACTGCGCAGCAGCCGCCTAAAACCCAGGCACAAACCCCCGTCTATGATGACGACATACCATTCTGAGGTTTACATGAAGCGCGAAGACAGAAAAAAAACGGTCGGCCATAGAATACCAGGGCGCTGCCCTGAATGTGGTCGTGGAATTATCGGCAACGAACTGGGCGACAAGTGGTGCTCCGGTTGTGATTACGTGGAACATGGCGAAAAAAGTAGACCAGAACCAGAAGGTGATAGTAGCAGCGTTGCGTGATGTGGGTTGCACGGTGCAATTGCTGCATACGGTAGGCCGTGGGTGTCCTGACATTATCGCGGGCACTCACGGCGTTAACTACCTGATTGAGATTAAAAACGGCGAGCTGTCACCCAGCAGGCAGAAGTTAACGCCGGATGAGCAAGGCTGGCATAACTTGTGGCGGGGCCAGGTTGATGTTGTTAACAGTATCGAACAGGCACTTAATTTGGTGCGCCGGGAATACGCTAATGAGTTATGACCCAAACAAAATCTATCATGCCATTCTGGAAACGGGCGAAGACTGGGCTGACAAAAAGTCAGCGTATGAACTGCTCAATGACATGAGTAAATCAGTACTGGCGCAATGTAAAAAATTGTCAACAGGCAAGTCAGACGCTGAAAGAACGACTGACGGGCTGGCCAATCTGAACTACACCCAGCACATAGGCGACGTAGCCGAAGCGCGCCACGCGTTTTTACATGCAGAAGTGAAGTTTAAGGCGACGCAATCACTGGCTGATGCTAAGCGCACCGAAGCCAGTAACCGCAGAACTGAGACTAAGTACTTGAATATGCAGCCAGGTTAATGATGCTTAAGCGAATCGAGGTACGCCATAAGGTCTTCACGGCGATAACGGATGATGCCACCTAGCCGGAGAAATGGCACTTCTTTCTTATTGGTGCGGTCTTTTTCCAGAAAGGAAGGTGATACGTTGAGGTATTCGGCAGCCTCTTTGGTCGTTAATAGCTTGTCGCCCGGCATGATGTTTCCAGTAAATTTTGTACAGATTATACACAAGTTAAGCATGGCTTCAAATGTTAAAAAAACAGGTATTTAGGTCGCCGACTTACCGTCGCTATGTGGCCTCGTTGCCGTGCTGTGTAACTGGCTACCAGGGGGAAGGCGTAGACCCGCATCACATTAAGGGGCATGGCTTCGGTGGCACGGTGAAATGCAGTGACTTGTTTTGCATTCCCCTTAAGCACGAGTTACACGTGGAACTACACGACAAGGGCTGGCAGTCGTTTGAGGAAAAATACAATGTGAGCCAGTACGTTCAGGCTTTATACACAATCGAACAAGCAGAAGAAGACGGGGTATTAAGCTTTGAATCCAGAAATTTTAAAACTTACCAATGCTAAAACCGTCCGGCTTGATGGCGTGGGCGGGGGCAAGCCGGAGCTAACGCGTGAAATGCTACTGGCTGCCTGCGCGGGGTGTGACGAGATAGGGTTAACAACCCTGTTAATGCGCATCTGCGGTGATAGGAGTCGACAAGGGCCGTTTTATTACAAGTTGTATGTGGCAGCGATGGGCTTAGCGCTGCGCAATCACTGGAAAATGCGGGACAAGGGGCAGGAGAAAATCCGTAGTTTAATGCACCTCGTGGTTTATGAGATAACCAGCCCGCCAGTCTGCCCGAAGTGTGGCGGCACCAAGTACAACCGGCTTATGCGCCCGTGTAAGTCATGCAAGGGGACAGGGGTCTACAAGATCAGGGATTCACATCGAGCGCGTGCCCTGGGTATCAACCAGAGCACGTGGGGCAGGGTGTGGCAGGACAGGTACAACCAGCTTTATGATTTGGTCTCCGATAAGGAGTATGCGGCGCTCAGAATTATTTCAAGAAAACTGCGCGACGACGTTTGACTTAATGCAAGAAAATCATTAGATTAGAGTCTAAGAATGCGGGAATAGCCCCTCGTGTTTTTGGTTTTCATATTTTCTCTGGTATGAAATATTAATAGCCCCCCTAACCGGGGGCTTTTTTATTGCGTGTTTATATCATCTAGCACGCAAAACAAAAGCTGGTAGCGGATTAAAACAAGGTCACGCTCCTTAACAGCTCGGTATGCTGCATTAGACTTTGGCCGCAGCCAGCCGTGAACCGTGTTTATATCAACCATAGCCAGGTCGGCGAGCTGCTGCCGGGTCAAAGCGTGTTTATCGCGTATTTCGATCAATTTCTCTTGATTTGTCATATTTTGGCCCTCTGTAAGCCCGTCTAAAGAATGATTGAGGGGCAGGCAATACCTATGCCTACCCCAAAAACCGGTTAATCGTCGATTTCCACAACCACGTCACTTAAGGCCCCATTGTTTTCATCGGCGTACTTGTTTAATGCCTTAAGGTTGATTTGCACATCGCGCACATAGTCTGCGGTTTCATCGTCCAGCTTGTTTATATCAATTTGCTGCATATCATCGTCGATGTGTTCAATGACCTTGTACAGCGCGATTAGTAAGTTTACTTGTTGCATGTTTAATACCTCCGGTATAATGGCCCCAGCCCTTAGCATCCTTGCCGTGGGTCAGGGCCCGGTCTTGATTAAGCCCTCTTCCGGGCCCGTTTATTAATAGTCAATAACATACTGGCAGCCGTCCGCTGCTGGTACTTCAGTTAAGAAATAGCCCAGCCGGTTAACCCAGTGCCAGCCGTCGCCGATAAAGTCGCCGCAGCCGTCGCCATCCATCCAAGTCCAGACGCACCCAGGGCAAACAGCGAGCACGGCCATGACCTGCTCATACTGCGGCCCGAACGTCTCGAACTTGTAATAGTCGCCGCGTGGATCTTCATCCAGACACGGAATAGGGCGGAACTGATCAACCCAGTCTGAATACTTGAGCACGATTAGCTTAGGTTCCGCTTGAGCGCTCATAGCAGCCCGCGCTCAGCGAAGCTAACAATCTTTTCACCGACTACCATATGGTCAAGCACGCGCACATCTACAAG